TCGATGCGGGGCTGAATTTTGATTCGGCATCCATGGATCAGGGTCAGATACAGGCCGCGGTGGACAAAATCGTCGGTGTGCAGCCCACAGATCACCTTGAAGAGGTGTTTTTGCTGGAAATGCTGGTCGATTTGGACCTTCCGGGCTTCGAAGATGTCGATGAAGACGGCAATCCGACCGGAATCAAGCTCCCGTATGTCGTCACGATCGCCGAGGACTCGTTCAAGGTCGTCGGGATCCGCCGAAACTGGCGAAAAGACGACGAAAAGAAGCGCCGGCGCAACTATTTCGTGCACTACGTGCTTGTCGAGGGCCCGGGCGCGTACGGTTTGGGCTTCGTGCACCTCATTGGTGGCCTGTCGAAGGCCGCAACGAGCGCTCTGCGCCAACTTTTGGACTCCGGAACGCTCGCGAACCTGCCCGGCGGCTTCAAGGCCCGTGGTGCGCGGATCGCGGACGACAATACGCCGATCCAGCCGGGCGAATGGCGCGATATTGACGCGGGCGGGGCCGAGTTGTCGGCCTCGCTGATGCCGTTGCCCTACAAGGAGCCGAGTCAGGTGCTGTTTGCGCTGCTTGGGTTCCTTGTGGACGCCGGCAAGCGCCTGTCGAGCACCGCGGACATGCAGGTGGGCGATGGTAACCAGTACGCGCAGGTCGGAACGACGCTCGCGCTGCTGGAGCGCGGGTCGATGGTCATGTCGTCGATCCACAAGCGCCTGCACTACGCTCAGAGCCTGGAGTTCCGGCTGCTGTTTGAGGGGTTCGGGGAGTTCATGCCCGACGAGTACCCCTATGACGTGCCGGGCGCGAGCCGTCGCATCAAGCGCTCGGACTTCAGCAACATGGTCTCGGTGCAGCCGGTTGCGGATCCCAACATTTTCAGCACCGCGCAGCGTATCCAGCTCGCTCAGATGCAGCTGCAGATGGCCCAGACGGCCCCGCAGATGCACAATATGTACGAGGCCTACTACCGGGTCTACTCGGCGCTGAACATCCGTGACATCGACGGGATCCTGCTGCCGCAGAACAACCAGATGCCGAAGGATCCGGCGACCGAGAACGCCTCGGTGCTGAATGGCATGAAGTTGAAGGCGTTCGCGGGCCAGCAGCACGATGCGCACATGCTGGCGCACTTGGTGATGGGGCTTTCGCCCACGGTGCAGTCGAATCCGCTTGCGGCGATGGAGCTGCAGCAGCACATTTATGATCATGTGCGGCTCAAGGCCGAGGAAGATGTCGCCGCGGAGCTCTTCATGCAGTACGGCGCGGATCCGGATCGGATGATCTCGGACATCCAGCGCGAGGGCCTGATCGCGCTTCGGATCGCGGTCTACATCCAGGAGCTCAAGCAGATGCAGTCCTCCATCTCCGGCGAGGGCGGCGAGGATCCGGTGGTGGCTCTCAAGCAGCAGGAGATCGCGATGCGCGAGAAGCTCGGCATGGGCAAGCTGCAGCTGGATCAGGCGAAGCTGCAGCAGACAACCGCTTACAACAACGCCCGTCTGCAGTTGCAGATGCAGGCGCAGGCCAACAAGGGAGGACGACAGAATGCCGCTTAAGAAGGGCTCCAGCCAGAAGGTGATCAGCTCCAATATCGGAGAAATCGTGCGCTCGTACAAGAAGAAGGGCTCCATCGGGACGAGCAAGCCCAAGAGCAAGGCCGCTGCCGTGAAGCAGGCCGCGGCTATCGCGTACGAGAGCGCGGGCAAGTCCCGCAGGATGAAGGACGGTGGCGGCGTGGGCCGCGAGGTGTTCCGCCGGGATGGCCGGCGACCCACCAAGATCTACTGATATTTGCTGGGCAGCAAACTTGCCCAGGCGCTCACAGCCGGTGCGCTGAACTGGCTGCTTTTCATGGGGAAGACCATGCTTGAGTTCGCAGATGCCGTGCTGCTTGAGATCCGGAAGCTCCGCGAGGGGACTCAGGAGATCGTGCTGAACGGGACCATTACCGACATAGAGCGTTACCGCTACATGATGGGTCGGCTTGAGGGACTGCGTCTGGTCGAGGACTCCGTGAGAGCGCTGCTGAAGCGGCATACGGACGAGGACGGATTCGCAACCCGAGGAGACGCATGGAAACGGTAAAGCAGATGACGGCATTGGAGCAGAAGTGGGCGGAGGAGAGCGTGAACAAACTCCCGACCCTGGAGGACGCATACACCTCCGAGGGTCTCCTCCCCGAGAAGATCCACCAGTCGGTCCTTGACCGGCTCCCGGCCCCGGCCGGATGGCGCATCGCCATCCTGCCGTATCGCGGAGCGGAGAAGAGCAGGGGCGGAATCGCGCTCGCGGAGGAGACGCAGCGCAAGCAGCAGCTCACGACCGTGTGCGGGTACGTGCTTCGGATGGGGCCGCTGGCCTACTCCGACGAGAGCAAGTATCCCTCCGGCCCGTGGTGCAAGGAGGGTGACTGGATCATCTTCGCCCGCTATGCCGGGGCTCGTATCCCGATCGACGGGGGCGAGATCCGCCTGATCAACGACGACGAAGTCCTAGGGACCATCAACGATCCCGAAGACGTCCTTCACATGTGGTAACAGGAGCATCTACGATGTCAGGAGAGCAGTTGGAGTTCAATGTGGGTGAGGGCGAGCAGCCGACCACCCTGCAGATCCCGGTCGAGGAGAACGAGTCGGCTGCGCCGGCGTCCGCCTCGGCTCCGGCCCAGGATGCCACCCCGGATCCTGCCCCGCGGCAGGACAAGGGTGGCGAGCTTGACGACTACACGGAGAACGTCCGTCGTCGTATCAACAAGCTCACCGCGCGCCTGCGCGAGACGGAGCGGCAGAAGGAGGCGGCGCTCGACTACGCCCGCCAGGTCCAGGCCCAGAACAACGACCTGCAGCAGCGCTATCTGCGCAGCGACGGGGACCGTCTGGCCGAGGCCCGCAGCCGCATCGACACCCAGGCCATGGCCCTCAAGCAGATCATCCGCAAGGCCCGTGAGGAGGGTGATCTCGACACCGAGACCGAGGCCCAGCAGCGGCTGGCGGCCTTGACGGTTGAGGACACCCACCTTCGGGCGGCCCTGGCGCAGCGTGAGAATGCTCAGGTCCAGCCTGTGGCGCAGCCTGTTCCACAGCCCCAGTATCAGGCCCCTCAGCCGCCGGCTCAGGTAGACCCTCGGGTCGAGGCTTGGGCGGAGCGAAACAAGTGGTACGGTCGGGACACGGTCATGACCCATGCCGCCTGGGGCATCCATCGGCAGCTTGTCCAAGCAGAAGGATTTGACCCCAGCTCGGACGAGTACTATGATCAGCTTGACAAACGTATCCGTGAGGCCTTTCCCGGCAAGTTCGAGGACGCCTCCGGCTCTACGCAGAGCAGGAACCGTTACGTGCAGACGGTTGCCCCTGCCACCCGTTCTTCCGGGATCAATGCTACTGCGCGCCGCACCGTTCGACTGTCTCCCAGTCAGGTAGCAATTGCAAAAAAGCTGGGCGTTCCTCTTGAGGAATACGCCAAGTACGTGAAGGAGTAACCCACATGTCTGACGTCAAAGTTCCGCAGATCAATCGCACCACGCGCGAGGCTGAAAGCCGAGTGAAGGTTGCGCGACGCAAGCCGTGGGCTCCCCCTTCTCGCTTGGATGCGCCCCCAGCGCCTCTTGGGTACAAGCACCGTTGGATCCGGGCATCGGCCGGCGGGATGGATGACCGAGCGAATATCGCGGGTCGTATCCGTGAAGGGTACGAGCTGGTTCGCTCGGACGAGTATCCCGACTTCCCTGTCCCGTCCGTCGAGGATGGCCGTCACGCTGGCGTGATCAGCGTCGGTGGTCTGCTGCTCGCGCGAATCCCCGAAGAGAGCGTCAAGGAGCGCAACGCGTACTACCGGTCGAAGGCGAACGACCAGATGCAGGCCGCGGACAACGAGCTTTTGAAGAGCAATGCGCACCACAGCATGCTCATCGAACGCCCGAACCGCAGGTCTCGCGTTTCATTCGGTGGCTCCAATAATGGGGCTGGTGAATAACTTTTTTTGAGGATTAAATCAAATGGCAAACACTGACAAAGCCTTTGGTCTCCGTCCTCTCGGCAATCTGTCTGCGACTGGATCCCAGAAGCAGTACGGTTACGAGATTGCGGACAGCCAGAGTGGCGCGATCTACCAGGGCGACCTGGTGACGATCGTCAATGGGTATGTCGTTAAGTTCGCTCCGGCCACGCATGCTGCGGCGCTTGGCGTGTTTAACGGCTGTTTCTATATCGACCCTAGCACGAGCAAGCCGACCTGGAAGAACTACTATCCCGGCAGCGTCAACATCACCTCCGGCAAGATCATTGCCGACGTGCTTGACGATCCGAGCCAGTTGTTCCTGATCCAGGCCGACGAGGACATCGAGCAGGCCGATATCGGCAAGAACGCTGACGTCGTTGGAACGGGCGGCAGCACCACCACGGGCGTTTCGACGATGGAATTGGATTCGTCCACCATTGCCGACACGGCGGCACTCAACCTCAAGATCGTTGGCCTCTGGAATGTTCCGGGCAATGCGCTTGGGGATTACGCCGTGGTCGTTGTGAAAATCAACGAGCACCTGTACGGCAGCACCGGCGTCAAAGCCGTAACCTGATAGGGGCATAGAAACATGGCAATTTCACGTGCACAGCTCGTCAAGGAGCTTGAGCCCGGACTGAACGCGCTGTTCGGTCTGGAGTACAAAAACTACACCGAGGAACACAAGGAGATCTACTCCGTGGAGTCCTCGGATCGTGCCTTCGAAGAGGAGGTGATGGAGTCCGGCTTCGCTGAGGCTCCGGTCAAGACTGAAGGCGCTGGTGTCTCGTACGACCAGGCGCAGGAAGTCTACACCGCCCGCTACACGCACGAGACGATCGCTCTGGCGTTCGCGCTCACCGAGGAGGCCGTTGAGGACAACCTCTACGACCGTCTCTCGGCGCGCTACACCAAGGCGCTCGCTCGTTCGATGGCACAGACCAAGCAGATCAAGGCTGCGGACGTGCTCAATGGCGCGTTCACGACCTCGGTCGGCGGCGACGGCAAGCCGCTCTGTGCGACGGACCACCCGACCCTCACCGGTCCGGACCTTCGCAACGAGCTCTCCGTCTCGGCGGATCTGAGCGAGACCTCGCTGGAGCAGGCGCTGATCGACATCGCCGCCTTCACCGACGAGCGTGGCCTCAAGATCGCGGTGCAGGGCCTCAAGCTCATCATCCCGAAGGAGCTGATGTTCACCGCTGATCGCATCATGAAGTCCACCCTCCGTGTCGGCACGGCGGACAACGACATCAACGCGATCAAGAACATGGGCATGATCCCGCAGGGCTACACCGTCAACCACTTCCTGACCGATCCGGACGCCTGGTTCATCAAGACCGACGCCCCGAACGGCATGAAGATGTTCCAGCGTGTGGCCATGAAGACCGGTTTCGATGGTGACTTCGACACCGGTAACGTGCGGTACAAGGCTCGGGAGCGCTACAGCTTCGGCTTCAGCGACCCCCGCGGCGTGTTCGGCTCGCCTGGCGCTTGATCCAAGCGGATGCAAAAGGGGGCCGCAAGGCCCCCTTCTTGCATCACTCGACTTTTCTGGGAACAACCGGTGCGTCTGACAGGCCCAGCTGACGACATGCAGACAGCCGCACCTATCTCGCATGTGAGGTAAATTTCCATGGCTGCTACTCATTTTTCGGGCCCGGTCCAGTACTCTGGCAAGGGCGCCACGGGCGAGTGGGGCACCGATCTTCCGATCGGCGTCGATCTCGACGTTTTCTCTCTCCTGGACGATTTCACGGGTGTCGCGCTTGACACCACCAACGACTGGACCGTGGTCAAGGACACGGGCGCGGCTGCTGGCATCGGCGCGGACGTCGTGGGCGGCGTCCTCGACCTGACCTCGGCCGCGACCACGAACGACGACGGCGCGTCGGTGCAGGGCAACGAGATCTTCCTGCCGGCGGTCGGCAAGACGATCTGGTTCGAAACCGAGCTCCAATGCAACGATGCGGACCAGACCGACATCTGCGCGGGCCTCACCATCAACTTCGCCACGAACCCCGAGGCCATGCTGACGGCCACGGATCGGATCGTGTTCCAGGTGGACGACGGCAACGCCTCCATCCTGTGCAAGACCGAGGTGGGTGGTGTCGAGACCTCGACGGATTCTGGCGTGGACCTGGTGGACAACACCTACGTCATCCTCGGCTTTCGGGTGCAGGGCACGGGTCTGGTGGACTTCTACGTCAACCGCAACTGGGTGGCGTCCCACACGACCAACATCCCGGTGACCGAGCTCGCCGTGGCCGCGATGTCGCTCTCGGGCGACGCGCTCGGCACCCGTCGCACTCGCATCGACTATCTGTTCGCTGCCGGCACTCGCTGACGGCACACCTAACGGCTAGGACGCTCTTCGGGGCGTCCTAGCCCCAACAGAGGGCGATAGCATGAGCTTTGCAAGCGACGTACAGGCAAAAACCGTCACCGCGACGGGTGACGCGGTGAATGGTCGCACCCGTGTGCAGGGGGTCTACTACACCTGCGCGGGAACGGCATCCGCCGTCACGCTGCGTACCGGAGGAGGTTCGGGCACCGTGGTGCTTGAGCTTAAGACCCCCGCCGCGGCAGGCGCGTACGACTTGATCATCCCTGACGATGGCATCCTGTTCACCGGTGGGGTGCATGTCACCTTCGCTGATGCGAACGTACTGAGCGCCACGGTGCTCTTCGTTGGCGGAGCGGCCGCGTAATGGCCCGGCGTGGCATGGGCATCGCTACTTCGGTCAAAAGCGGGAACTTCCGCTCAACCAAGTCCGGTGCGGGCATGACACGCAAGGGTGTCGCGGCCTATCGACGCGCAAATCCCGGCAGCAAGCTCCAGACAGCGGTCACCGAGGATAATCCGAGCCCGGCCCGTGCGGCGAGGCGCAGGAGTTACTGTGCACGGTCCGCGGGCCAGATGAAGGACTTCCCAGAGGCTGCCAAGGACCCGAACAGCCGGCTCCGACAGGCACGCAAGAGATGGAAGTGTTGAACCATGGAGATGATGATCTGGAACATCGTGCTGACGACGATTGTCGCATTGATGGGATTTCTTTTGAAGGGTAAGTTTGACGAGCTGGAGCGCCTCGGCATCCTGCTCAATCGGACGCGGGAGGAGGTGGCTCGTGAGCACGTCACCCGCAAGGAAGTCGAAGACAGGATTGATAAGGTGGTCGTGCATATCGACCAACGCTTCAATCGGTTGGAGACAAAATTGGATGATTTACGCAAGGGGAATTGATCTATGAAAGGCAAGATGAAGATGGTCAAGAAGGGCGGCAAGGCGATGCCGGCGTTCCTTCTGGGCAACAAGAAGGGCGGCAAGTCTGACAAGGCTGGTCGCGCGATGAAGAGCGGTGGTGCGGACAAGATGGGCCGCGCCATGAAGGGCTACTGACATGGCCGGTCGCGGCATGGGCTGTGCCGTCAAGGGTGGCGGCGCAGCGGGGGGCAGCAGCAACCGCGTGATCTCCAAGACCCAGCGCGGCACCGGCCCCCTCATGATGAACAAGGGCGGCATGGTCAAGAAGAAGCGTGGTGTTCGCAAGATGCGCTACGGCGGGTCCTGCGACAAGTAAGCTATGCCTACTTCGAACACCACGGACTTCAACCTCTCCATTGACGACATCGTGGAAGAGGCCTTTGAGCGGTGCGGCATGCGGCCGACAGCTGGCTATCAGCTGTCGTCCGCTCGTCGCTCGCTCAACCTGGTGTTCTTGGACTGGGCCAACCGCGGCCTTAACCTTTGGACGATTGAACAGGCAAGCTACAGCCTGACACAGGGCATGGAGCAGTTCCCGCTGTCCGCGGATACGGTCAACGTGCTGAGTGCCGTGATCCGTCAGCCGTCGCAGGGGATCAATTCTGACGTGTCTATTGATCGGATCAGCCGTGAAGACTACTTGGCGCTTCCTGACAAATCCTCACAGGCGCGTCCCTCGCAGTTCTATGTCGAGCGCAGCAACGCCCCGAAGGTGTACCTGTACCCGGCGGCTGATCAGAACTACACCTTCCTGTATTACCGCATCCGGCGCATCCAGGATGCTGGCGCGTACACGAACACCGCGGATGTGAACTTCCGGTTCCTGCCGTGTCTGGTGTCCGGTCTTGCGTTCCAGCTCTCGCTCAAATACGCCCCGGATCGAGTCTCGGCGCTCAAGTCCATCTATGAGGAGGACTTCCTGCGGGCCGCGCTGGAGGATCGGGATACGGCAAGCTTCTACATCACACCGGATGTAGGGTACTGAGATGGCCTTCGCGACTGGTAAGTACGCGTATGGACTCTGCGACTTCTGTGGGCAGCGCTATGCCTACAGTGTCCTGCGCAAGCAGTGGCAGGGCTTCATGGTCTGTCCGGACGATTATGAGCCGAAGGAACCGCAGCTTGATCCGCTGCGTTACAAGGCCGATGCGATCGCGCTCCGTGATCCGCGGCCCAACCGCATTGAGCCAGTGTCCGTGTACGTCGGAGCGCCCGGGTTTAGCGCGTTCCAGAGTTACGGCAGCGTGGACGGAACTGCCAACATGCGTCCATACGTGGTAGGTCAGCCACTGGTAGCGAAGGCTTTGGTAGGCAGTGTCACCGTGGTGACATCATGACGTACGACGAACTGGTCACTAACATCCGTAACTACACCGAGGTGAACGCGAATGTGTTCACCAATGCGGTGATCAACACGTTCATCACGATGGCGGAGAATCAGATCCTTCGTGAGATCGATCTGGACGTGTTCAAGTTGGAGGTCTCTGGCACGATGACCTCGGGAAACAAGTTTTTAACAGCCCCGAGCGATATTTTGACTCATCGGTACATGATGATCACCTCAGGCACCGACCAGATTTTCCTGGACTTCCGGGACACTTCGTTCATGAAGGAGTACTGGCCGAACGGGGCCAGCACCGGCATCCCGAAGTATTACTCGGTCTGGGACCAGAACACCTTCTATATTGCCCCGACGCCGAACGCAAACTTCACGGTCGAGCTTGGATATATCTACAGGCCGGAGCAGCTTTCGCCAACGACGCCGACGACGTGGATCAGCACCAATGCGCCCGAGGCGTTGTTGTATGCTTGCCTGATACAGGCTTATCTGTACACGAAGGGCCCTGACAACATGCTGCAGCAGTTCCAGAATGCCTACAAGATGGCGATCCAGGGTCTGGGCATCGAGCAGCAGGGTCGTCGTCGTCGTGACGAGTATCGTGATGGCATGATCCGTCTTCCCCTTAAATCGGAGTCACCTGGACCATGATGGAATTTCAGCTGACTGGATCTGTTGGATCGGTGTTGATCGCCACGACCGACAATCGTGGATGGTCTCCCGAGGAGATTGCGCAGAGGGCCACGGATCGTATCATCCGTGTTGGGGATCAGTCGCATCCGCTTCTGCAGGCGCAGGCGCGTGCGTTCAAGGACAGGATCCATGCGCTTATCATCGTGCATCTCAAGGAGGCAGTGGAGCAGGATCGCGCTACAATTGCCAACCGGCTTCGTGAGGCCGGGCATCCTGAGTTGGTTCATCTTCTAGGAGACTAAGGTCATGGCATTTTCCGGCAACTATCTTTGCACCAGCTTCAAGGTTGAGCTGATGCGCGCGGTGCATAACTTCACGGCGAGCACCGGAAACACCTTCAAGCTTGCGCTGTACGACAACACTCCGTCGTTCACCGCGGCCACTACGGCTTACACCTCCTCGGGTGAAGTTGGTGCCTCTGGCACTTACTCTGCCGGCGGTGGCGCATTGACGAACGTCACACCGACGTCAAGCGGCACCACTGCGCTCACGGATTTTGCGGATCTGTCATTCACCAGCGCCACGATCACGGCTTATGGTGCGATGATCTACAACGACTCGGCGACGGGGGATCCCTCGGTCTGTGTGCTGGACTTTGGTGGGGCTAAGACTTCGACAAACGGTACGTTCACGATCATCTTCCCCACAGCAGACGCAACCTCGGCGATCATACGGATCGCTTAGGTTAAGGGGCGGAAGTGACGGATGCCGTTGTTGCTTTCCAAGGGTGGAATGCTTCTGGCGTAGGCTGGGGCGATGACCCTTGGGGTGAAAGCCTTGCGGCATTGCCGTCAGGGACGGGCCAGGTTGGTTCTGTCACGGTCGCTGCCAATGCTGATGTTTCTGTCAGTGGTATCGAGGCCACTGCTTCGGTTGGTTCGGTCACGACAACTGCGGGAGCGGACGTTGCGGTTACGGGTCTGCAGGTCACGGGCTTTGTTGGCACCGCTCAGGTTACCGGTACTTCCGTTCTTACGCTTACCGGAGTACAGGGCACCGGAACGGTTGGCACGGTTGTTGTTGCGGCCAATGCGGATGTACTGGTCACAGGGCTTCAAGCTGCTGGCTTTGTCGGGAACGTTGTCGTCACGGCCAATGCGGATGTACTGCCTGCGGGAGTTTCCGCTACGGGGTCGGTTGGGCAGGTGTCTGTCGCCGGATCTGCGACGGTTGCCCTTACCGGCGTTTCTGGCACCGGCCAGATCGGCACCGTCACGCCGACCGCCAATGCAGATGTTACGGTCACCGGGGTTTATGCCACCGGCCAAGTCGGGGCCGCACTTGTCTGGGGCGTGATCAATGACAACCAGACGCCCAACTGGCAGAATGTCGATGACTCGCAGGCGCAAAACTGGGTTATGATCGACGATGGAAATACGGTGGTTTGGACTCGGATCTTGACGTAAAGGGACATCCACATGCCTAGTTCGTACTCCACAAACTTGAAAATCGAGCTTCAAGCGACCGGTGAAAACTCCGGCACTTGGGGTACGATCACCAACACCAACCTTGGAACGGCGCTTGAGCAGGCGATTGTCGGCTATGGCAACCCGAGCTATGCATCGGATGCCAACCTGACACTGACCTACACGGACACCAACGCGGCCCAGGCGGCTCGTGCGTTGGTCTTGAATGTGACCTCCGCGATCAGCCTCTCGACGACCCGCGAGCTTGTCGTTCCGACGATCCAGAAGCAGTACATCGTCCAGAACAACACGACCGGCAGCCAGAGCATCACGGTCAAGACTTCGGCCGGCACTGGGATCACGGTCCCCAATGGACGTAAGGCGCACCTGTACGTCGATGGCACGAACGTCATCTACATGGATGACTTTGTGGACATCAACGGCGGTGCGATCGACGGCACGCCTGTCGGTGCGAACAGCGCCTCGACAGGTGCGTTTAGCACGCTTTCGGCCTCCTCGACGCTCACCCTCTCCGGCGGCACCGCCAACGGCGTGCTGTATCTGAATGGCTCGAAGGCGGCGACGAGCGGAAGTGCGCTGACATTCAACGGCACAAACCTCATCAACACGGCAGGGTATGTCAGCGCGGCAACAAATTTTCGGTTGAGCAACGCTTCGTTTTACCGAGTGGCAGACCAAAGCCCCGGCGGTTTTGTTGGTGGGTACAACATCAAAAGCGACGGCTCGTCGGGCGCGCAACATGACAGCACCGGAGAGGTTGCCGGTTTTGGTATTTATCTTGACGCTCTGACTTGGTACGCCGGGGGTTCTGCTGCGGCAAACACGGTTGCTCCAGAGCGTATGCGCCTCACCAGCGCAGGCAACCTCGGCATCGGGACGAGTTCGCCCGGTGCAAAGTTGGATGTCAGCGGTGGGGATGCTTTGGTGTACGGCGTTCGCGTCGGTCGCGGCGCTGGTGCTGCTGCCACAAATACGGCGGTTGGCGCTAGTGCGTTGGCGGCTAATACGACTGGCAGCAACAACACGGCTGTTGGGTCTTTGGCGCTTGATGTCAACACGACAGGAGTTGCAAATACCGGCATCGGTTCACAAGCATTGGGGTCAAGCGTAACGGCAAACCATCAAACTGCTCTAGGCTATCACGCACTGCGTCTTGCAACTGGCGGTGCGAATACTGCGGTAGGAAGTCAAGCGCTTGAGTCAACCACCAGTGGAACAGAAAACGTAGCAATTGGGTTTACGGCACTTATCGCAAATACTACCGGAGCAGTTAACACTGCGGTTGGGACTGGCGCACTTCAATCCAACACCACCGGCTCTAACAACGTGGCTGTTGGATATCAGTCGCTATACGCTAATACCAATTCCAACGTCACAGCAATTGGATTTCAAGCCGGTGTTTCAAACACATCTGGCGAAATTCAAGCGTTTGGATTTCAAGCGTTGTACTCAAACACGACTGGTGGTTCAAACACCGCACTCGGTCGCTCAACACTCTTCTTAAATACAACCGGGTCTTCAAATACCGCCGTTGGATACCAAGCGGCATATTCAAATACCACTGCCTCTCAAAACACAGCGGTTGGTATGGAAGCGCTTCGTTCCAACACCACTGGCGCTAACAATACAGCAGTCGGATATCAGGCTGGGTATAACAACCAAACTGGCACAGGTCTCACCGCAATAGGAAGACTTGCCGGATTTTCTTCTACTGCGTCTTACTCAACCTTTGTCGGTGAGGGCGCTGGGTATAGCGTAACAAGCGGAACTACTAATACGTTTGTTGGTAATTCTGCCGGTTACAATGTTACGACTGGCGCAAGAAATACCATCCTCGGCGGCTACAACGGCAACCAAAACGGCTTGGACATCCGCACGTCTAGCAACTACATCGTGCTGTCGGACGGCGACGGAAACCCACGTCAAGTCATCGACTCCTCCGGCAACCTCGGTCTGGGCGTGACGCCCTCTACATCGTGGTTCTCATCGTCAAAGGCTATTCAAATCGGTTCTGCGGGCGCTCCGTATATGGGGCTTGCACAGCAGACCACGACGACCTGTGACGGATATATGTTGTGGGGCGCTAGGCTGTCTGGTGACAGAGCGTTTCAATACATCACGACCGGTGATGCTGTCTGCGCTTATCGTCAAAATGCTGGAACCCATAACTGGTTCACAGCAGCCTCCGGCACCGCAGGCAACACCATCTCGTTCACGCAGGCGATGACGCTTGACGCGTCAGGCAACCTCGGCATCGGGACGA